TAATTAATGTGCTCATAGTTCAGTATTACCTATGAGCACTTCTGTTCCAAAATCTCATTTTGGCATGAGAATACTTTTATTCTCCTTAACAGCTGATTAATGCTATCTTTGTCGTTAATCATTCCACTGTACGCCTCTTGTGGCGTATGGCAACTTGTGATAATAATGTGCTTTGCTAAAAATGGAGCAGGTTCTCTGTTCCTACGTTTAACTGTATGCGGGTATCTATCTATAAATGTTAGCAAATCACTATATTTCATTTTACAACCTCGGAACTCATCCATGATAACTATGGGTTGTCCTGTATATCCATCCCACCAACCGTTATCATCAGGTACTCTATAATGAGTTTCAGGATTAAAATCTTTAAACGCGTGTTTCGATTTTCCGGAACCCGTTTCTCCATATATCCAATCACAAGTTGTCGTCCATGTTCTAATCGCTTACGAAGGCAGATGTCTTCAATCTTCGTTAGTGTTCTTCCATATTGATGATAGAGATGAGGTTTGTCTATACAGATTTCTTCTACGGATTTACCGTTTATTATCTCATTTTTAACATCAGTCAAATCAGTCCGAGCTCCTTGTTCGGGCTTAACACCTAAGGTTATTAAACTGGACTCTTTAGAGCAATATTTCTCGTTGCTCTCTAAACTACCTACGCACGGTTCTACGTGTGCGTTATTAAAGTCTTTAGCAACTTGTTTGCTACTGCCTCTTGGACTATTAAAATACACAAATCCTTGATGATGAGCTTTCTTGGTTGTGGGGCATTCTTCTAAACCATAACCAAGGTATTTAATTGTCCCTTTATCAAATAATTTCTGGTAATCGAAATTGAGATCGAAATTTGTAAAACACCAAATTCGAGTTTTCATTTTTTCTTATTTATAAGAAAAGAAAATAATTTTAAAAAAAAATAAAATTAAAAAAAAATTAAAAAAAAATTTAATTTAAATTAAATTTAAAAAAAAAATCTTTTGTAATAATAATATAAAAAGATGGCGGCTTTCTCGAAACGCGCTTTTTATAAGAAATCTCCACGTGGAAAGATGACTCCACGTACTCCGCGCTCTGCCAGAAAAATGCCGAAAAAGTCGCCCCGTACTTTTGAGAAAAGAGTTAATGCTATTGTTCAAAAAAATATTGAAAATAAATTTACATTAACAAAATCATATCAGGCGCCAGTTGGGAATGTGTTTAACACTGGGGTTCCTAACGTTTATACCTATACCTTTTTTACCTGGGCTCCAGGTCAGGTAACGAATCCTACAACGCAACAGTTATTTAATATTCCACAGGGCACTGCTCAAAATAACAGAGTTGGTAATTCAATTAAAATTAAACGCTGGATTATAAAAGGTATGGTTTCTCCGAATATATTCGGAACTCTCGCTCCATATACTGCCTTAGGCTATGTAGATGTTTATTTCGGTAGATATAAGTTAAATACTAAAGAAATCACTTCAGATTTGGGTGATTTATACCAGAATGGTTCGGCAGCAATTACACCTGCTATGCGTCAGACGGATATTTTAAATCCTCTGAATAAAGATATATATAAGGTTTATTATCATCGCAGGTTTAAGACAGGTACTTCGGGTATTCAGGGAGCAAACACCAGTTTGCCTTTAGCGAGTGAGCCAGTTAATAACGATTACAAATTAACTCATACATTCGGGTTTGACGTATGTAAGTACATCTGTAAAGATAGAAAAATTACTTTTTCGGATGCTAATAATACTCCTTTAGATGTTGATATAACAACTCTAACGCTATTTGCTACATTTACTCCATTCACCGGTCAGGCGTTCAATAATACAACGCCAGCTGGACAGTCGTTGCCTACTTACATGACTATGTCTGCTACATCATATGCTGAATATGAAGACGCTTAAAACGTCTAATGATATTTTAAATAAAATATCTTATTCTAATTAAAGAATAAAAACTCGGGAAACATTTGTTCCAAATTTTTTATTCTTTCGCGTAGCGTGTGTTGGAGCGTAGCGACCCCATTATCTCAATTCTAATTAATGTGCTCATAGTTCAGTATTACCTATGAGCACTTCTGTTCCAAAATCTCATTTTGGCATGAGAATACTTTTATTCTCCTTAACAGCTGATTAATGCTATCTTTGTCGTTAATCA